TATGATAAACTTTCGAGGCTAAAACGTTTAGATATTAAGCGCAAAGGATGTTATGGCACACCGGCACTTATTGCTGTAGATAGTTTGCCTGCTAAATATCAGGAGTTGATTAAAAATAAATATGGAAGCTTGTTAAATGAGGCAGCCAAAAGGACTTTTACGGATGAAATTTTTAGGGATGCTAAGGCTGTAGAATATTTTACAGCTTATCGTTTAGAGGATGGGCGGGCACTTCCAGTTCGCACCATCAATCAATATAGCAATGATGCATCCATTCTAAATGCGTTTAAATCTCTTATTAACAATACAAACAAACACAGGGCCATTGGTGCAAAAGTAAAACAGTTCTGGCCAAAGGCCATTGCTGCGCTGGCAAACGTTGCTGCCTTATATCCTAATAGCCTCCCCACAAGTGAAAAAAGATTAAAATGCCGATATGAAGCATACATGAAAGCATTATCAGTTTCGCCAGAAGAAGGATACCGCTCTTTAATCAGCCGCAAATTTAATAATGATAACAGCCGCAAGGTAACCGCGTTGATAGAAAGAATGTTATTGAGTTTATATGCAATGCCAAATAAACCGTTTGGCTCCAGCGTGCATGAAATGTACCTCAGCTTTTTAAATGGGGGGATTGATATTGTAGATAAATTAACTGGTGAGTTTTTTAATAGGAGTGATTTTCAGCGTAACGGTCAGCCCGTTGAAATATCTGATACAACAGTTTGGAATTATATCAATAATCCATTAAACAGAATTTTAGTAGATAAAAGCAGACTGGACGGTCTTGATTATAATAATACACATAGGCCGCATCATCGCAGGCATGCACCAAATTTTTCATTTAGTAAGGTATCAATGGATGATCGGGATTTGCCGAGAAAGATTATTAATGGGGGGCGGGTTAAGGCGTATTATGCCTACGATGTAACTAGTGGAGCTATTGTTGGTGTTTCTTATAGCAGAGATAAAAATGAGGAACTTTTCCTGTCGTGTTTGCGCGACATGTTCCGGCTGATGGATACCCATGATTGGGGAGTGCCAATGGAAGTGGAAGTAGAAAATCACCTGGTAAGCAAATTTTTTGATGAGCTAGGCAGAATGTTTCCGATCCTTCGCATCTGTGCTCCGGGTAACTCACAGGAAAAACATGCGGAACACTTTAATAAAGCCAAAAAATATGGGACAGAGAAAAAAACACAAATAAGTATTGGCCGCTGGTGGGCAAAAGGCGAAGCTTATCGTACCCGTACGCAAAAGGTAAGTAACGAATTTACTGAAAAGGCATATTCTTATGACCTGCTCGTTGCCGATGATCAGCAGGCTGTTAAGGATTATAACAATGCTTTGCATCCTAGGCAGAAAAAATATCCGGGGATGACCCGATGGCAAGTGCTGTGCAATAATATCAACCCTAAAATTATCAGACCAAACCGCGCATTGTGGATTAAAAGTATTGGTAACCACACCGTAACCAGTATTAAACGCAGCGGGTATATCACGGCTAACTACAATGAATACAGGTTGCCTGGGCCCGACGTTATCGGAAGGTTAAAACCCAATAATTATACCGTGGATGCTTATTGGCTGCCAGATGAAAAGGGGAATGTAGCTGAAATATATCTTTATCAGCATGGTGAATTTTTGTGCAGATGTGAGGCCGGCCAAACTTATAATACGGCAAAATCGGAGTGGAATAAAGATGATTCCTTGATCTTTAGTGAACAGGCGGGATATATTTCGAAGTTTGACAAGCTAGTAGCAGCAGGCAGGGCAGATAAAATAATTAAACCGGAAATTATCACTGCTGCGATGATGACTTCATTTACACCATTACCTGTAGAGATTACCATTTCTAAACCACATCACCCAATAGATTTTGATATCGATGCTGCCTTAAAGGATTATGCTATTTCTGGTATGACAGCAAAAGGAATTGAAAGTATTTAACATGAAAAACATGAATAAAGTTAAATGGAATACCGCTAAGACACCCTTTTTTGAATTTGTAACTGCCCAGCTTTCTTTTTGCCAGGTAAATGCTGCGAGCCGGATCTTATGCGATGCCTCGGATCTAGGTAAGACCCATACTGCAGTAGAATACGCAGGAAATAATAAAAATGCTGTTTATATCGATTGCTCACAGGTGAAGACCAAGCAAAGGTTGATCAGGTATATAGCCAGGGAATTTGGTGCCGGGCATACAGGAACATATAACGTTGTATACGCGGATCTGATTTCCTATCTACGGCAGATTAAAACGCCGCTGGTGATTCTTGATGAATTCGGAGACCTGGAATACGATGCTTTTTTAGAATGTAAAGCTTTATGGAATGCTTTGGAAGGTGTATGCGGATGGTATGCGCTTGGAGCAGATGGCTTACGAAAGAAAATTGATACCCGGATAGAGCATCGAAAGGTTGGGTACACGGAAATTTTTAGCCGGTATGGTAATAAATATCAAAAGGCTAGCCCGGATGGTTCCAGTGATTTCAAAAGCTTTAAAATAGCGAATGCAGCATTGATTATACAGGCCAATTTCCCCGATGGAACAGATATTAAAAAAGTAATCGCAGCGGCTGATTTTACCCTGCGTAATTTAAAAGATGAACAAAAGAAATTAACTGCATGACAAACAAGCCGACACTTAAAGAATTAGGCGTAAAAAGAGCCTTATCATATGCCAATATCATGGACACCGAACATAAAGTCCTTCCCTTTACCGGGCAATGGCTAAAGGCATTGGGCTGTCCTGAAATGGGTAGTAACTGGCTTGTTTGGGGGCTTTCAGGAAGTGGCAAAACGAGGTTACTACTCGAAATTGCCAAGTATGCAACCACATTTGGGCGTGTACTATATAACCCGCTGGAAACGGGAAATAATTATTCATTTAAATTGGCATACGGCGCAGTGGGTTTTGCGGATGTTAAATCCAGGATAACAGTATCTGACAGGGAGCCGATGAAAACCATCGAAAAACGGCTGGATATGCGAAAAGGGGCTGACATCTTAATTGTTGATAGTCTGCCTTACACCAGATGGAAGAGTCATGAATACTATGAATTCTGTGAAAAGTATAAAAACAGGATGATCATCTTTAATACACATGCCAATGGTAAGGAGCCAAAAGGAAAGCTATCCGAGGATGCGCGCTACCATGCAGATATCAAAATCAGGGTAGAAGGATTTAAAGCTTTTCCGCTGAGCAGGTACGGTGGTGAAGGTACGCCGATTACCATATTTGAAAAGGGTGCCAGAGAGTACTGGGGACTTGACTATTAATCAAAGAATCATAAAAACATTCAGTATAAAAAACAATCAAATGATAGGGTTATGTTAACAGTAGTTTCTGCAATGAGGGAGCTTTCTATGATGATGAAAGCCCAGTTAAGCGAGTATAGAGAGGCTGATCTGATCAGCGGATTTATAGCAGCTGTCTGCCGTGCGCTAAATGTAGAAAAATCGGCATTGAGATCTCCGGGAAGGACTACTGCCCTGGTAGAAGCAAGGTACATTATTATGTATGTATTGGTGAAGCAACATCAGCTGTCGTTAAAAAATGTGGGGGAGATCTTAAACAGGGATCATTCGAGCATAGTGGCAGGTATAGAAAAATATCAGTCTTTGGTTGATGCAAAGGACAAAGCTTTCCTTTATAAAATTAATAGTGTTATTGAAGAGCTTGAAGATTAGCTTTTTAAGTAACAATCAACAAGGATAAATGGAAGCAATGTTGATAGACCTGCTAATAAGTTTTGCGAAATTTCAGTAATGCAAAGTGTATTTTTGTATAGATCAAATTTTAAGATATGCGTAACCAAACCCTCCTCCTTAACAAGTATTCGAAGATTTTAGCCAGGTATAACGAAATGTACTTCGGATTAATGATGAGAGATGAAGAAATTTATAAAGCCCTTGAAAAAGAGTTTGATTTGAAGCCTAAAACAATATATGGAATTGTATTAAAAATGAGCAAAGCGGCAGCAGATGAAGCTGGTCCGGTAATGCTTTAATAGCAACAACCTAAACAAAATAGCCTGTGTCATTAATCATGATCACAGGCTATTTTGTTTAGGTTAAAAATGCAGGCAGACCGTTTTCCGGAGATGGCCTGGAGCTTTCGTCTTTATGTGTTATAACCAGGGCGGGATCAGCTACATCAATGTAGTTCTTTTTAAAATCCGTCGAGTTATCGAAAATGGTTATGCTGTATTGTACTGAGGTGGCGACAATGACATCTTGTTCTATATCTTCTACATCACCTACACGTGTCAGCGCACTCATAATGCTGTTTATCCCTAATCCTTGCAAGGCCACATGTAATGCTTCAGTAAATTCAAGATACTGGAAAGCCATATCCTGATCGGATGAACCGGTAAATGAATTTGCATAGTTCTCATAGTAAATTGAAAACTTTAAGTTGCCACTCCCTTTCTGGTTATTTGATGCAGTGGTCTGCCATACGATTGGGCCGTATTCCATCAATACTGCAGGCAGCGGAATGGCCGACGAAGCATCTTCAGCATCAAACTGACCCATTTGTTTGTCAAACCATTTTAAGTCGGGCAATCCATCGGGCAGGTTTTTAAGCTTATCCATTAAATGGTCACCTATAGTTTTAAATATTTGTTTTTTTACACTCATTAGATATCGGGTTAATCAGTAAATTGATTTTATAAATTTTCTGTTATTCGGTAGCCAGCGCAAGTTCACTGTCATATACGGCACCGGTTAAAATCTCAGTGATCATCCGTTTAATGTCTAATGATCCATTGCCTTGAAGGTTAGTAGTGGCTACAGTTAAATTCTCTACCAGCTTACCTATGGTTACCTGTACATTGCGCACTTGTTTATTCCCTGCTACTTCTGTTAAACCACCTGCAGCAGATGGATTACTTCCTTTCTGTTTATACGCAGTTGTTCCAACTGGTACCAGTGATGAAGCAGCATCTCTTTTTCCTGTACCAAGTCCTTTGTTTAACAGTTCATTTTGCGCTTTCTCTTTGGCTTCGGCCGTTGCCTTTTCTCTACTCTCACTGGCAGATTTTGCAAGACTTTCATCGTGACCTTTTTTATATGCATTCTGAATACCTCCATCTGCAATCGTTTTTGCAACTTTTATTGAATCCTTAACGCCTTCCATAAACATAGAAGGATTGAAAGAAAGGGCACCAACGATGATTTTCCCGACTCCCATAAACACGTCTCCCAGTATTCTGCCTACTGCAATAACTCCGTCGATAACGGCTCTGAAAGTTTCAAAATGTTTATAAGCCAAAATTACACCACCAACTGCCCCGGCAATCAATCCTATTACAACTCCTATCGGATTCGCAGATAGCGCTGCATTAAGTAACCATTGACCAGCTGTGAAAATGGTCATTGGTGCTTGAAGTGCCAATACATAACCCTGATAGGCTAAGTATCCACCACCAACTACAGCGAGTACCTCACCAACGATCATCAATACGTCGGTATTTGCAGAAAGCCATTCAACACCAAGCTGTAATTGTTCTATGAAGGAAGTCATAGCATTAAATACTGGGTCGAGTCCGTTAGTTATTAGCCCTCCTATGCCTACTTGCAAATTTTTTACTGACATATCAAAATCTGCTTGTCCACCAGCCGCTTCTCTCGCAGCAACGGCAGATCCACCAAATTGATTGTTTAGTTCTCCCAGAATAATTGCCTGGGCACCAGCAACATCATTATGGTTAACCATTGTTGTAATCGCATCTTGCTGAGATTTTGAGAATTCTACGCCTACACTGCTTAGTTCTTTGATACCGCTAATTGGGTCATTGAGTGCTTTTCCAACTTTACCAGATGCATCTTTCAGGTCTATTCCCATACTTTGTGACATATCTTGTATGGCTGGAATCGCCTGATCAAAAATCGCCCCTTTGATATTCGTAAAAGCCTGGATGGACGCCTGTGCTCCCGCTGTAGATGCAGGGTCAAACAGTGTAGTCTTAGATAAAGCATTTGCTGATGTTTTCAAGTCACTCAGTGTTCTTCCGACTGCCCCGCCAGATTTATTTAATGCCGCCGAGTTTTCGGCATCGGCCGATCGCATGGTTTGGTAAGCTTTAGCTGAGTCTACACCAAATTGTACAATTGCGTCTATTGAGAATTGATCAGTAATAAGTTTTCCTGCATTTTCTACAAGTTTAACAATCCCAGTTAATTTCTTCTCTGAAGTGTTGATTACGTTGTTAAATTGTGATAATGTGACTATAGCCGTATCTACGTTTTGTAGACCAATATTGTTGAAAACCTGGTTATGGGTTTCTGTGATTACATAATCTCCGCCTAAAGCCATAATTTGTTCCCCCTTGTTATACTATTATTGTTCTTCATTTCATGTTTTTTAAAGTTTCCTATTTATGATGGATTGCTGGTTACTGCAACTTTAGGCAGGTCCGGATTTAGTGTTCCAAGGCTTACTTTTTCCAACCAGGCTATTGTTGCGGTGTAACGGATTTCTCTATTAACCGGCATGGCCTTAACCACTATCGCCGCATAGAGATGATAAATAGTGAGATCAATCATCCGCATAACCATCACTGCATTTCTTTCGGTACCTGATGCACTGAAAATAGCTGCAGCATCGTATCCTCCCGTATGAAGGTAAACACTCATTTCGTCCTGCGCCATTTGTTCTGCGAGGGCTTGGGCAGTAGCTGTCTTAACTATTACTGCCTTAATTTCACTGCGTATCTGTACGCTGTAATCACTTTCATTTAAAAATGCCATTATAATGTTGTTTTATATTTTGTATTAAACCTTTCCAGTTCGTGAGTTACTTTTCTTAGCTCTTCAGAGAGTTTATTCTTCTGGTCAAGTTCTAAGTAATATTTATTCCTCCAGTCGTCAACTTCCTTTTTAAGGCTCTGTATTTCCATGTTATTGGCGTTGACATTTTCCTGCAGCTGTTTTACCAGTAAAAGGATATAATCATTCTGATCTTTTTTACTGACAGTAAAGCGGTCAAATATTTTAATCGCTGCGCCTCCTCCAAAAAAAGGGACGACTAAAGTGGCAATTGTTTCAAATAGCGTCATTCAAATTCTATGTTTTTAGGGTATAAATCTCTTGTCGTATGGCAAAAGTGCAGTAAACAGAGCGTCTATCTAAACTGCTTTTTCCATGACTGATCAGAACTGCGTATTCAATACGTAAAACGCTCTATTTATGGGAATAGCGGTTTTGAAACGGGGTTTTATCTCTTCACTTTTGGGGACACAAAAACAATACGGGGGTAAAAATCCTGTCTAAAAAGGGAATAGAAAATATGTCAAGAACTCAGAAAATTATTGCAGAGGCAGAAAAATATATAGGTGTAATTGAAAGACCGGGGAACAAAGGTTTTTTCAACACCACGTTTGAGAAATTAATGCGACTGATCGGATTTTATACAGGAGCACCATGGTGTGCCTTCTTTACTAAAATGATCTATGCAGCTGTATATGCTGATAACAAAGCACTAAAAGCTGCTATCAATAGCTGTAATACCGGAGGTGCACTGGATACCCTGCACAGGCACGAAAACAACGGAACGTTTTCCGTTGGCGAAGAGCCTAAGCCTGGTGCCATTGCCGTGTGGAGACACGGTAAAGGTACAACCGGGCATCACGGCATTGTGAAGAGTGTTGATGTTAAAAACAACACCATGGTCACTATTGAAGGCAATACCAATGCAACGGGAAGCAGAGAAGGCGACCGGGTAGCGGTTAAGTTAAGAACGATCACCCGTGATTTCAGGGATGATGGCTTAAACCTCGAAGGTTACATTTATCCAGTGGAGGATTAATCATGGGAACCCGAAAAATCATCACGCTGGCTGCTTTCGCAGCTGTATCCATCCTTGCTGCTTCCTGCAAGGTTGTGAGGCCAGCATCAAGTTATTCCAGAACGGACAGTACATCTGTTAAACTAACCCCGGTCGATGTAGCCGTTAAAGGAGGCAAAGTCGGCATTTCTTTGAACCTGGACAGCCTGCTTGCTGTCTATGAACAAAAAAGAACACTATACCTGGCAGATAGTGTTACGGCCGCCGCCCAGGGCAGACCTATACCTACAGCTCCCGAAACTGACAAGCAGAGTTTCAGCGATCCGCAAACCAAAGCTTTGCTCACCTACTGGATCGATAAATATGGGAAGCTGCAGTTAGGCTGCGAAAGCAAGGACCAGGTAGTAACCATGCTGACAGCTGAAATAACCAGGTTAACGCAAGAGGTGTCGACCCAGAAAGAACTGGTTAAGCAAATGCCAACATG